TTGTATAAGCCATTATCCGTACTCCGCTAAGTTTTTAGTGCATAAGGCGTAGTAGCCTGATGGGGGTGCGTATTCAAAAGTTCCGTAGCCGTTCTCATCGATTACTGCACTTGAGGGTGTCCATGCTGAATAGCCACCAAAGTTATATTGAACTTCATCTTGTAGAGTAGCATGAAAAGGTACTACCATTTTATTTGCTGCATCATATAAAGATGAATTTGCTACACCGCTTTGCAACGTACCATTACCATAAATGCTAATTTGGTTATCGTCCATATTTAAAGCTATACCTATTACATCTCCTACTGTATGAAAGTCTGTAAATGCATCATTTGAGCCATAAGTCTTTGTACCACTATTTATATATTCAATCCTAGCAGCAGAAATATTAAATATAAATGTTGAATTTATGTCTTGTGGGTCTGATGCTGAAGTTATATTATCTCCATCATCAATGGCACTTATACCTATATAATGTGTTTTTTGCTCTGTTAATTTACATTCCCAATACCATTTTCCACTCGTAAGCGCAAAAGTTCCAAAAGCTCCTGATATGCCACCTGCTGTACTATCGTAAACTGTTGCACCTTCTGCCATTTTAGAATAAGCAGATTTTGGATTTATTAAAGGATTAAGCGTACAAAAATTATTAGTAGGACTATCAGTAGCTTGGTCGGCTGCTGCTATATTTCTTAATGTAAAGTCTGTGCCATCTCCTGCTGAATTATTACCTAATGCAGAACTATCGTTGAACTTTAGGTAATAACCACCTGTTCCGTATGAACCTGTATATTGTTTAGGTTTCCAAATACCTGAGTCATCATGAAACTCACCAAAACTTGTAGCATCTAATTGTAAGCCATCAACATAGTGACATTCTGCAATATAACCACTAAAAGGTGCATAGTTATCTGTATCATTATAAGCACCGTATCTATGTTTTGCACTAGATACTTCCATCGCAAAGTTTTGAGATGGTAAATTACTCATACCAAATACAGTTTCTTCTACACCATTCACATACAACCTTCTTCTATTTGCAGCAGTAGATTGTGTGGTATCTACAGCCAACACTATATGATACCAAGCAGATGTGTCACGAAACTTACGTGTTGTTACGCTTCTTGCATTAGTACCACTAGCACCTATATCTATTTGTAAGCCATGCTCATAGCCTGATTCATTTGAGAATCTTAATAAACCAGCTTCATTACCTGCAACACCTCGCATATATAAAAGTTGTGCATTAGTAAGTTCTGTTCTCTTTACCCACATAGAATGAGTAAATTTTGTTGTACTTGTACTAGCGTTTAAGTTTCTATATAAATTTTCAGAATTGTCAGCTTCTAACTTCAAAGAGTTATCAATCTCATACCCAGTAGATATGCTTCCTCGATTAGCTGTTCGTTGTAATATTTCCATAGATTATTAAGTTTGTGCTAAGTTTTGTACTCTTCCAATTTCTTGCCAAACTGAACCGTTGTATCTAAAACTAAAAATGTCTGTCTTGTTAGCTGTAGCAGTCACGGTAGGTGCTGTTGAAGCTGCAAACTCAAATACAGTATTAAAAGCTACTGTGTAAGGCGTTCCGCCTTGTGCTATCTCTACAGAAATAATTGCACCTTCTACAGCATTTGATGGTGCTGAGAAAGTCGTATTTTCTGTGGTTACATGATAAGCGTTTGCTGCTGCTTGTGCATCCCAAGCTACTGCATTAGAGCTTGAGGTGATTGCAACTTGTGTCATTTTTGCTGAAGTTGCTGCTGTAACTACACCTGAAAAAGATGCTGTTGCAAAAGTTGTCGGTACAATATTTGCTGTGCCATCAAAACTTACGCCACCAATAGTTCTTGCGGTTGCAAGAGCTGTGGCTGTTGCTGCATTACCTGTAATATTATCTGAGGTTAATGCAAGAGTACCTGTACTTGTTGGTAAGGTTACTGTTGGATTACCTGAATAAGAGGCATGAGGCGCAGCTTCTAATCTTGTGTAATGAGCATTGCTTGACTCACAATAAAAATCAACTCTTGACTTAGTGCCACCATTTTTAATGGCTATAGCACCTTGTGATATGGCCACTCCATTTGTAGATCCACCGCCAACTCCAGCAGATGTATTTGCTGTTAAAGTTGTAAAAGTACCAGCAGCAGGAGTAGTGCCACCAATGACAGAACTATCAATAACTGCTCCGTCTAGGTTAATTGCTACCGATGTACCAGAAGCACTAAAAATTGCATCAACTGAATCTAAGTCAGTATTGATTTTTGTTCCCCAGGTATCAGTAGATGCACCGACCTCGGGTTTGGTTAAGTTTAAATTCGTTGTAAATGTATCTGCCATAAAAAATTACCTGTTTTAAGCTGCTATATCAGTCCAATTCGTTGTTGATGGTGTCTGATTTGTCCAAGTTGTTGTAGCTGGAGTTTGATTCGTGTAAGTCGTAGTTGCTACAGTCTGGTCATTCCATTTTAAGCCACCTTCCACCGAAAATCCACTTAATTCTGCTATCGTGGAACTTGCGCCATGTGTTGTATTTGTATTGGCACTAAATCCACTTGTCTGTGTAATTGTTGCAGAAGCACCAAATGTAGATACTGAAGATGCACTAAAATCAGAAGTTTGAGCAATGGTTGCAAATCCTAAATGCACTAAAACACAACTTGCAGTAACTCCACTTGTTTGAGCTATGGTTGCTGATCCGTCTATTAATATGTCTGAACCGCTAGTCATACCAGAGGTTTGAGCAATGGTTGATGATACTGTATATAAAACACTAGCACTTGCGTTAAAGTCAGAAGTTTGACTTATGATGGCTGGTGTTTCGTCAACCAGTTGACCTGATGCACTAAAGCCAGAGGTTTGCGCTATGGTTGCAGAACCAGATAAAGTAATTTGACCTGCTGCGCTAACTCCACTTGTTTGTGCAAGTGTTGATTGACCAAGTAATACTAAAGTACCAGTAGAATTAAATGCGCTGGTTTGTGCTGAAGTAGCAGAAGCACCAAAAACAATGTTAGATGAGGCACTTACGCCTGATGTTTGAGCTATTGTTGCGGATGCAGTTTGGTATTGAGGATTGCCATATGCAGCTATCCCGTAGTTGTATGCGCCATAGCCTACTGAGGCCATGTTATTAAGCTAAAGTAACGTCTAATTCGCCAGAATTAAATCTGAAAACATCTCCACTTGTTACTGCTTTTGGTGTTGTCAAAGCTGCCCAAGCAATTAAGTTTCCACTAGATAATGCGTCAAAAATTCCAACGTGAGTTACAGTTCCCCAAGCTCCAGTTGCAGTTGCAAATTCTACTGCTGCGCCATTGGTTGCTGTTGTTGGAGAAGTTCCTGATACAGTCATTGCTGGCATACTTTTACGAGCATAAGAACCACCAGAACACTCTGTTCCGCCACCTGTGTCAGATGGTGCTGCGGTAAATAAGCCTACATATAAAGTAGTTGGCGCTGTATATGCCGAGCCACCAAATACGTGATCTAAAACTTTATCTTCTAAATAATCTGTAAATCCTGCCATTCTATTCTCCTAATTAATTGTTCGCCCAGTAATACATTCGTTTACCAGTCTTTCCGTAAGTTTTTCTTCTCTGCATTAAAGATCCTTTTCCAAATGCAGCCTTTTCTTGTTCTAATCTTATTTCTTCTAATGCCTTTTCAAACTGATTAGTGAATAAAGGTATTCTTTCATCTTCCATTAAAAATATACTGGCGTGTTTTAATGCACCATATAAATAAACGTCTGGATGATCCGTTGAAACAAAGTTAGTTGTATTAGAATCACTTAACGCATTTATTTTAGCATAGTAAGTGAGCTGTAGGGTATAAGAACTGTCAGGAGTTGGTGCTAATTCTATTGAATCATCTACCATTGCATAATAAATGGGTTGGCCCGTAATATTATTATTTGCTTTTCTATATACATCTAAACTTTCAATAGATTGTTGAAACAATGGTGAAAAGTTATTAGATGTAATTTCTATGTTAATGGCTTCTTGCCAATCTGTCGGTACAGTTAAGTATTGGCTATCTGCTGTTGCAGTAGCTCTTTTAATCATTTCTTTTGTGCGTAATCTTCTATTGAGTTCAGCTTCGGTGCTGTCAATAAAGGTATCAATGTATGAAGTTAAATCTGAACGATTTAAGTAATTTGCGATATTAGTTTTTAATTCTGCATAAGTCATACTTTACCTTGCCATGTTCTAAATACGTTGTTGTCTGGATTGTTTAACCACTTCTTCCACGCTGCTCTATCTTTATCCCAGCCTTCTCGGACAGCTTTTTGATAAATAACCATTGGAACTTCAGCGATGTGTCGCATATCCTTTCCAGGCTTAATTGTATTATCTCTAAGTTTCTTAACGTGGTCAATGACGGGATTAACGTCTTGGGTGGTGTGATAAACGAGCTTGTCATCTTCGGTGATGAACTCTGACTTGTAGCCAGTTGTGTGATCGGTAACAGTTCGTTTTATCGGCATAAATAAAAAGGCGGGTGGCTTTTACACCACCCTAAATCTAACTAACTTATGTAGTTGTTAAATCAACGACTGCTCCATGAGCAGCTTCGTTGCTCACTTCAAGTCCGTATTCAACGACTATCATTTT